GGGTAGTGCCATCCTGTCTGGTTTATGGTCCAGACTAGCGATTCGCTTTGCAGCCTCAGAACCTGCAGACCGGTAAGCGAATAGGATGGCGCCCCTGGGGGAGCGGTACTCACGCTAGCATCCGCTAGCGTGTACAACTGGTGCATGGAGCTAACTATGACAGCCAAGAATGACGAATTTACTTTAGTGTTCACAGACTTCACGTACCGGTATAACTACCAGACGTCAAGCTATGAATACTATAATTCGACAACTTCTCAGCTTACTCATAGGGATCGTCAATGGAATAATCATTCCACTTGGCCTCCTGCTCCCGGTCAAGTCGCGGCAACGATGGATTACAATAGCACTTATTATAAGCGCCGTTATATCCATCTTACTGTTGACATGTACTTAGATGGTGTTCACAAAACAGGAACGAACCTCTGGATTCAACCAGGGCACGCCGGTTCTGCTAGTAACCCAGATCAGTACCTGACCGACGAAGACAACATGTGGCTAAAACTACGTGTTAAAATCAAGGAGGTTGACTGGAACGCAGCGATCTTTATCGCTGAGTCTCAGAAAACTGTATCTATGCTCCTTGAGAACGCGAAACGCTTTGGCGCCGCCATAAGGTACGCCAGAAAGGGTCGCGTTGTCGACGCTTTGCGCTCGCTTGGTGTGACACCTACGGGGAAGCCCCCTAAAAAGTTCACTACCAAACAGGCCGCGAACCGCTGGTTGGAATACCAGTACGGTTGGCGAAGCCTGGTTCGTGATGTGCAAGACGCCGCGAAAGCGGCTGCTTCCTTGCAGTTTACGAAGCCTATCACTCGACGGGTGAAAGTTGGTGAAAAAGAGACTGAGAATGAGTTTGAGGACGTCGTTACTATTGGCGTCTCAACCGACTTTCCCAGCCACACTATTCATTGCCGTCGCAAAACTAAGGTCAGGACCAGACGACAAGCCTGGGCTGTACTTCGCAAGCACAATGCACCCGTGCCCGAAGCCCTTGGTTTTGATTCACCGCTTGTAGTTGCGTGGGAAGTAGTTCCCTTCAGTTTTGTCATTGACTGGTTTATTAACATCGGTCAATGGCTTGAAGGTGCTAATGCCCTGTTCGGTGTCGACGTCTACGACGTTGGCCAGGACTACTACGTTGCGTTGGATACTGACTGCGAGGTGTATGCTAGTAAGTTCCAGTCCTCTGGCTGGACTTGCGTTATTAAGCATCACAACCGTTACGTCGAGCAGCCTCCTGAGGGGGTCATTCCTCATTATGTTGAGCGACGTTACGTTCGCAGGAAGGAATTTGATATTCCTATGCCTCCACCTAGCCTTAGTAAGTCCCCGCTTGATTTCACTCGCGGAGTTACTGCTTTAGCGCTCATCAAGCAACGCATGCGTTCTTGATGCTTTTGGCCCTGATAAGGCCTTCAAAGATGTGGTCCTTCAACCATCACCATTGAGGTGTGTATGGGTACAATTACCCTTAAAGAAGCAGACGAGACTACCAATCGTGTCTTTAACCGTGTGGCAGATGATGCCGCTGGTACGACCACGTTTGTAAATCTCGGTACTGGCAGCTTCGGCGCGGCTCGCAAACTCAGCTTTTCGCTGAAGGTGCCAGCCAACCTGACCACCGGTCGTATCAATATTCGCCAAAAGATCATCGTCCCGTTCGTCCGTGAGGACGGCACGACGGAGATCACTCTGGCGGATTGTACGTACCTGATCCCCGCATCGCTCAACGCGACTGAGAGGATGGAGCTTTGGGTGCTGAACAAGCACCTGAATCTCGACGCCGTAGAAGCGGAATTGCTCCGCAATCTGAACCTCCCGCAATAAGGGGAATTCAGCTATGGCTACTAGACTTTCTCGTTTAGAGAAGCTTAGTGGAACCTCTGATTATAAGGGTTCCGTCTCCAATCTCCTTTCTGAGTGGAAGTGCGTGCAAAGTGACCGCACTGCATTATCGGTTGCCCGTCAGCTTTGGGCCGACATCGATTCTCCTGTCTCATTATCTCTTGAGATAATGGCTCGACACGAGGACTTTGATCAAATCCTTTCTAAAGGAGTTGATCCTGGATGGTACTTATCTGGAGAAAAATTCTCCGATGACTATCACGCGGTGTCCTTCCTCAAGAAGTATCCGCTTAAACGTGGCACTTCGTTCGATCCCCAGAAAGCTGCTTTAGATACCTTTATGGCATCTGAGGCTCTTTGCAAGGAAACGAATCGACGTTTCCGGGCCTATAGACGCAATGGCTTTCATAGCCTAAAACCCGTTCTTCACTCGATACTTCATCGGGCGGAACGGATTGTGTCCTATATACTCGGCGACTTCGATACTGAGGAAGCGGTAAAGCTTGCTAAGCTGGGACCGGGAGCGACCATGTCTCATGGTGGTTTCAAGGTGTCCGCTTATAACAAACTTACTGGTCGTCACTCGGTGTCTACAGAGTTAGCTGTCCTGGGTTCACAGCTTTTGGCTGCTTATCCAGGGTTCAGTCGCTCTATGCCCTTATCAGGCTTAGACGTTGTACCGGGCAACAAGTTGAGTTTTGTTCCAAAAACCGCTAAAACCGATCGCTGCATAGCAATCGAGCCTTCCGTCAACATCTACCTCCAGTTAGGGGTAGGTCGCCTTATGGCTAGACGTCTCGCGCGCAAATGTGGCATTGATATAGCTAACCAAGCTGATCGCAATCGCGATCTTGCTCGGCGCTATAGTCTTAGCGGCACCGGCGTTACTGTGGATTTATCCGCTGCGTCTGACACTATCTCGATTGAGGTAGTCCGTCAGCTCGTGCCCCCTGACTGGTTTCGGGCGCTTGACCTGTTAAGGTCAAGCGTCCTGACCATGCCAGACGGTTCTACCATGTCTGTTGAGAAATTCAGCAGCATGGGGAACGGATTTACATTTCCGCTTGAGACCGTGATTTTCTACGCTCTCACTCGGGCATGTGCCGACCACTGTCTTGATGATAGTGATATCGGCGTCTTCGGTGACGACATTATCTGTGGTCAGTTGACCGTGTCGCTCTTGCTTGAAGTCCTAGATTTCTTTGGCTTCAAGTGCAATCCCGATAAAACATTCGTTTCGGGTTGCTTCCGAGAATCATGCGGTAAAGACTACTGGTTAGGAACTGATGTTAGGCCATTCTTCTTGAAGGATGGTTTGCGCGATGCGCGTGATATTTACGCCGTCGCGAATGGGATCAGACGCTTAGCTCTCCGCAGAAATTACCAAATTTCCTGCGATTCAAAATTGCTAGGCACCTGGCTCCATTGCAGATCCCTACTACCTCGGCCTCTATGGTTGTACGTGCCTGAGAGCTTTGGGGACTCATGTGGTCTAATCGAAAACCTCGATCAGGCCATGGGGTCTCCTCGCTTTCAACCGCGTCGCAGCTCCTGGGGCTGGGATGGTTGGGTATTTGCCTACGTCGGCTCTCTCCCTGTTAAGGTAGAATGGACATCATGGTATGGGGGGCTTAACACCCTCCTTTATCATGCTGACCAGAGAGACGACTCTAACACCTACCCTGCGCCTCTAGGTAATCCTAGCGGCGAACCCTTGGGCGGATTTTCAGCACTCCGTCTGAGGGGCAGGGTTAAACTCAACGTCTCCGGATTTACCGGAGATTGGCCAGACATCGGAC